GTGGTCGTGGTCGTCCACCAGTAAAATAGGAACATACTCACAATAATATGGCTATTGAAATAACGCAAAATAACGCTGTCGGTTCACTACCAGCCCATGCTGTATATGGTGTCCCCGTATCAGGCAACCGATTGGCTCAGAACGCCACACAAGGCACACGCCTTGCTGCGGCTTCTGGACCTTATCTGGGTAGAGGAAATAAATGTTCTGCCAAGGATGACACCTGCGAAGGAAACCGTGTGAAAGATAGCGAATACTGTATGGGGCATCTGCGTGCAGCACAGAAAGTCATTAAGCAGTTTGATAAGGCTATTGAGGCAGAGACAAAAACAGAGGTAACTGATGGCGTATAATACTATGACAGCAGCAAAACTGAGGGAAACTGTTCGTTCTATTACTGACCTTGATGCGGAAGATGTTTCTGATGCCATTCTTGACCTTTATATTCGTGATGGTTACTATCGTATTCTTGACCTTGAAAAACGATGGTCATTTCTGGAGACAACTTTCTCTTTTCCTGCTCGTGTTGGGGTTCGTTCATATACTATTGCTGACCTAGCAGATGAACCTGTCAGTCAAATTGTCAGCGTTGTAGACAACAGTGATATTGGTTATCGTCTTGACTATATTAGTTATGATGAGGCTGAGGAGGCGTATGTAGGGTCATATGATACTGCTTCTCGCCCATTGTTTTATACAGTGTGGAATGGTCAGATTCATTTATATCCAAAGCCTGATAAGAATGTTACTTTGGTTTGTCGTGGCTATCGTGAGCCTTACGACTGGCAGACCGAGGGTGGCGATGTTGATGCATCGCCTAATTTGCATTTTGCTTTGGTTTATTATGCTTGTAGTCGTATTTATCAGCAACTTGAGGACCCTACAATGTCGCAGGTTTATAAGCAGTCGTTTGATGAGGGTGTTGCGTTGGCACGCAAGAACATTATGGAACCAACCAGCCATGCGCCTTTGATTTTGTCACAGGGCAAAACTGGTCATCGTTCTTCTGAGCGTGCATGGCTTCAAAGTCTTGGTAAGAATTTGGGTAAGTAGTTTATGGCTGAACTTCAAATATATGAGCAGAAAGATTTCTCTGGTGGTCTGAACTTGCGTTCGGACCAGTTCCAGTTGGGCGAGAACGAATCGCCTCAGATGCTCAATATTGAAATTGACCCACGAGGCGGAATCTTTAGTCGTGGTGGTATGCGCCGTATTAACGGCACGGATATTTCAGGCACTTGGACACCGCAGAAACTGTATCCATTTTACTGTGGCGACCCCGATAAGGTTTTATTGACTACTAAAACAAATGTTTTATGGTCAACTGGTGATAATTTTACTGTGTTGTCGTATGCTTCTGGCTCTCCTGTCCTTGCTAATAGTAGTCATGGTCCTTGTGTTGCTGTATGGGGTTCTAAAGCATATATTGCTACTGGTGCTGTAGGAACTACTGGTGCTTATTCTTGGGATGGTTCTGCTACATATGCAACTGCGATTACTCGCAGTGGCGATAGCGGTGGTTCTAGTAAGTGGCAGGATATTGCCGATAACACTGTTTCTTGTGTGCCACAGTGTGAACATCTTGCTGTTCATGCAAATAAGATGTTTGCTGCATGGACGAAAGAGCCGCCTGCTAGTAATGTTAGCACTCCTTTTAATGCTTATCCTAACCGTATTCGTTGGTCGCTTGAAGGTACACCAACTAATTGGGCTTACGATGATTATATTGATATTACTGGTGGCGGTGAAGGTATTACTGGAATGGTCACTGTGCAGGGTCAGTTGGTTATTTTTAAACCAAGGGCTGTTTATGTGTTGACTGGTTATGATAGCGACACTTTTCAGGTGACTGAAATTAGTGGTCATGTTGGCTGTAGCGACCATACGGCTATGGCTGCTAGTGAATCTGGTGTGTATTTCTGGTCTAAGACGCATGGGCTTTATTATTATGATGGTTCACAGATTCGTGATTTGTTTTCTCCTTTGCGTCCGTTGTTGGATTTGAACAAGATTTCTGTTACTGATGCTGGTTATGATGCTATTACTGTGTCTTGGATTGGTAAGCGTGTTTGGGTTTCTATTGCTATGAATGCAGCGCAGAATCCTAATGTGGCTACATATAATTATGTGTTTGACCCTCAACTTGGTTCTTGGGTTCAGTTTCAAACAGCAGACGGATATGGTGTTATTGGTGGCTGTGGTTTTATCACTTCTACGCATGATGAACTTAGTTTGATGGTTCATCCAGTTAAACCTATTGTTGTAACTGTTGATGATTATGAAACACCTTATGATGTTCTTTCTAGCGACATTGCTGTTGATGAATTTAATTCTTACTACCGCACTAAGTGGTTTGATGCTGGTTCTTATTTGCAGCGTAAAATGTTCCGCCGTCCTGATTTTGTTGTTAAGGAATCTCAGGATTCACAGGAAATAACTGTTAGTGCCTACCATGATTTTGATGAGACAAACTCAAAGCGTGAGTTTGTTATTTCTCAACCTAGTGTGGTTGGTATGCAGTGGGGTGTTGGTTTGTGGGGAACTGGTGTTTGGGGTAGCCAAGCACAATCTTCACAGATTGCTACTGGTCGCAACCTTGGGCTGGCTAAAACTATTCAATTGAAGTTTGATGGTCCTAAAGGTAAAGAGTGGGGCATTAATAGTATTGGATATAAGTTTGTACCTAAGAGAGTGAAGGGTTAATTATGGCTAGCGTTTCTAGTTTTAATACATTTTTGGATGGCAGTACCGCAGTTGCTGCTGAAGTTAACGACAACTTTACAAAGGTTAAAACCTTTGTTGAATCAGCATTGGTTCAGGTTGATGGTTCAGTAAAGGCTGGAACTGCGGCTATTGCTGATAGTGCGGTGACAACGGCGAAGATTAATAATGGAGCAATCACGGCTGAGAAAATTTCTTCTGCTCTTGTACCGTCCCTTGTTCCTACTGGTTCTGTTATTTCATATATTGGAAATACAGCACCAACTGGTTGGTTGCTGTGTGATGGTAGCACTGTTACTGATATGGCTACTTTGTATCCTGAGTTGTATGCTATTTTGGGTTCTAATGTTTTGCCTGACTTGAAGTTGCGTGTTCCGCTTGGTGCTGGTACTGGTATTGGTGTGCGTACTGCTGGTGGTTCGGCAACTATTGCAGAGGCGAATCTTCCTGCGCATAAGCACGCTGTTGCGTTGACTTCTGCTGGTCAGTCTGCTAGCCATAGTCACGCTATTACAATTAACGATTCTGGTCACGACCATGATATTAGTATTACCACTGCGTCTTCAACATCTCACCTTCATAATAATATTTATGATTTTGTTTCAGCAGGAACAAATGGAGGTTTGACAGCAACAGATACAAACGCTGTAATTAGTGGCACTACAGGTATTACTGCAAGTGCTGGTTCGCAATCAGCCGACCATACACACGCCGTAAATGGCGATACAGCCACGACAGGTAGTGGAACAGACTACCGTCAACCATACTACGCTGTTAACTACATCATTAAGGCTGCATGATGCTAGATAACTCTTGGAACACGCCTCTTTTGTCCTCGCTAATGACGACAAACAAAACAACTGGCACTAGCCAGTTGAATGAGGCTGCGTTGCGTTCTATTTTGCAATCTATTGCTATTGAGTTTAATCGTATGCAAAAAGAGATTAACGACCTTAAAGGTAAGGTGAAGTGATATGTCTATGATGGGTGATTATAGTTTGCTTGAAGCAGCCGCCAATAAGCGGCGCAAACAGCAGTCTATTGCTAACCAGAACGCTGCTTTCTTTGGTCAGCAGCGTGGAACACGCAATATGGCTGATTTGCAAACAAAGTATCGTCAGGGATTTAATCCTCTTGTTGCTACTTTTGGTCGGCGTGGTTTGACTGGTCCAAACACGCAATCAGGTATTACTCGTAAGGGTTTGGCTCAATATGCTGAATCATTGCAAAAAGGTCTTGGTGCTGAATCTGAAAATCTTCAGCAACAATTGCAACAAATTAACGACACTGAACTCAGCCAACAGGCTGATTTGAACCAGTACCTTGCACAGTTGCGTTACGACAAGAGCAAGGACATCTACAATACGGCTAGTGCTGTAAAGAATTATTCAAGTTACTAATAGAGGTATATTATGGCTCCTAGAGTTGTTTGGGACCCTGCAACGGGTCAATATGTTATGGCTAATGATGGTACTGGTGGTGGAACTACAACTCCTGCTATTGGTCCATTTGCTCCTGTTCCGCTTCCTGCTGGTGTTACGCCAGAGATGGCTGCTGCTTTAGGTGTTGGTCCATTGGCAACAACCACTACCGTTGCTCCTAAGAAGCAGAAAGTAAAAACACCTGCCCCTACCTCTACTGTCCCTGCTACAACAACCACGACACCTTCTGGTGGTCGTGGATATACTCCTAAGCCTCCTGTCAAGGGGCGTGGTAGTGGCGCACAACCAGTTACCACTACTACTGTTCCAGCAAAGGTTGCTTATCCATCTAGCGGTGGACGGGGTTATACACCATCGTCTTTGACTGATACGGCAAAGGGCTTTAATAAAGTTTATAATCCTGGTTTAGTAGAGGGAACAAACGCAGCAGACGAAACTCTTGATAATCCGTTTGATACTACAACTTCTGCTGCCGCTACAGCAGCCACCAAGGCTGCACAGAATGCACAGAATTATGCTCAGGGTGCTGCAGGTGCAAAGTATCTGTTGAGGGCTTCTCAACAGGCTCAAAGTGATTATAATGCTCTTGGTGATACGGCATATAAGAATATGCTTGCTGGTTTTAACCCATCATATGATGCGCAGATTGCTAAGTTGCGTGAAACGCTTGCTGCTAATCAGAAAACTGGTGAGCAGCAAATTACTGATGCGCAGGCTGCTTTAATGAAACAGTTGCAGCCAGATACTACATATCAGAATGCTCCTGTAATTCAGTTGACCCCTGAGCAGCAGGCGTTGGGTAACGCTCTGCAAACATATGGTGCTAGCGACCAGTTGGCAAAGAATGCTAGTGCTTCTCAACAGCAGATTAATCAGCAAATTGCGGATATGTTCCGCAATACTAATGCTCAGTTGAATGAGGCTCAAAAGAATTATTATACTGGTATGCAGAACGCCGCAGCGCAGAACGCTGCTGAGGCTAAAACAAACTTGGCTACAAATACTAATACTGCTTTGCAACAGTTGCTTGGACAGATTGAGGGTAATCGCAGTACGGCTATTAGCAATGCCGAACAGGCACGCCAACAGTTTCAGACTGCTGGATTAACTGCTGGTCAACAGGGCAAGTCTGATTATGCTACTGCTATTGCTAAGTTGATTGCATCGTATGGTGCGCCTAAGAAGACAGCGAAGAAGAAGGGTAAGTAATGGCTACTAATGAACAAATTTTGCAGTATCTGCTTAGTGGTGGTACTCATAAAGGTTTGAAGAAGAATGCTGGTTTGACACAGAAACAGATTCTTGCTGCTTTATTTTCTTCACCACAGAATGTCACCGCCCTTCAGGATTATGTTTCAAAATCTGTTGCCCCTTATGCAACATATGATACTAGTCAGACATATGATACGACAACGCCTAATGCTGTACGGACAAAGTATGAAATGTATGGTCCGACATACAAGACGCTGGTTGATGATTATTTCAATACTGTTGATAATGCTGGTGGCAACCCTGCGAAGATTGATGCTTTTGTTAATGATTTGAATAGTAAGATGGATGAAGCGTCTTCTCATTATGGCATTCCAAAGGATGAGTTGTCAACAATGTTGACCAGTCTTCAGAAGGATTCTAAGAAGTATATTACGCAACATCAGAAGAACCAGTTTGCTGCTTTTCAGAAGTTGCGTAAAGCAAAAGGTATTACTGGCGATACTGACCCCAAGCAAGGTTTTGTCACAAAACTGCTTGGTGCTGGTACTGCTGGATTGGCTGATATGCCAACCACCCTTGAGGGGGTGGCAAAGAAGAAGGCAGCCGCTTGGGCTGCTGAAAAGTATAAAGACCTTAACGCCGAAGATGCAAAGGCACAGATTGCTAACTATGAGAAGTCTTTTGTTGAAGCAGCCAAGAAGAAGAAGCGCAGTGCGCTTCATTATGGGGCTATGGATATTTTGAAGACTCTCGGACAAGAATAATCTAGGAGAACCATGCCTGTATCTAGGTCGCCTTTTAGCAATACAGAACCGCCACAGCCGCCACAGAAACCCGTATCGTGGTCTATGACCCCTACAGCCTCGCCTGCACCCCCTACAGGCAATGCTACGGTAGGTATGCAATCAGGAAGTTCCAAGCAGAAGTCTTCCTTGTCGGAAGAAATTGCCAATCTTGATAAAGCGGCACAGACTGCCATTAACAAGATTTATGCTTCCCCTAAAATGTCTGATAAGCAAAAGGACAATTATGTTCAGCAGATTATCAAGATTCAGAAGCAAAGTAAACCCTTTGAGGGTGAGGCTAGTTTGGGTGGTTTTATAAAGAAAGTTGCCACTAGCCCTATTCGTGGTGCGCTTGGTTTCCTAAAGGCTACTGCTACTGTTGGTCGTGGTATTCAGTCGGCTGGTAAAGAAGTTGCTGACGCTACTCTTATTGCAGCCGATAAGTTGGGTATTACTAACGAGCGTGCGCATAACTATGTAAAGGGTTATGACATTCGTGGTGCGTATTTGACACCTGAGGAAAAGAAGAAGTACGGCAAGTTGACAGGTGCTGATTATGCACCCAAAAATCCTAATCAGGAAATTAAAGGTCTTCATGTTTCTATGAAGGATTTTGTTCGCCAAACCAAGGACGAACAGTGGCGACCTTTCGTGCAGACTGGTGTTAAGCCGTTGGACGGTGTTGTTGACTTCACTACGGATGTGTTCACTGACCCTGCAACCTATTTTACTGCTGGTGCGCATGAATGGTCAGGTGTAGTTGGTCGTTTAGCGTTGGCTGAAAAGTTTGGCACTACAGAAATGCTTGCCAAATATCCACAGTTGGCTGGCGTGTTGGATAACATTGTGCGTTATGGTGAGTGGGCTATCCCTAAGGAAGTGCGTGCAGCCGAAGGCGTGAAAAGCGGTATCCGCTTTATGGACCAAGTTATTCCAAATACTGAAAAAGTAGCGGAGATGATTGCTGGCAAGTACGGTTTGGTTAGCCGTCCACGAATGCTGGTCGGTGATGTCGTTGCAAAAATTGCTCCTAGTATTAAGTTTGGTCTTGCTAGTAAGTCGTTGCAACCTTTTGTTGCAAACAATGTGGGGCGTGGGCTTAATAAGGCTGATGGTACGGTTGTAACTTTGCTTGCTGACAATACGGCAAAGCGTTATGCAAAGGGTGCTACTTCAGAAATGTATTCTTCCGCTATTGGCGGAATTAAAGGTATGTTGCATGACGCTAAGAAGGCTGGCGAACTGGATAATCTGTATAAGATTATTGGCGACCCTGTTGAGTATGCTCATGCCACACCTGCACAGCAGGCGTTGGCAGATACATATAGGGCTTGGCAGGACGATTTGCGTGGACAGATTAACAGCATCTACTCAAAGTTTGGTTTAGACTTTGGAACCAAGGTTAGCGATGTTGGTTTCGTTGATGACTACATCCACCACATGATGACACCTCAGGCTAGGGACTTGGTGCTTAGTGGTAAGTCACGAGTGTCTGGACTGTTTAAGACTAGCGATATTACTGGCAAGGAAGTTGCTGGTATGACTGGCGCAGCCCGTCATCGTCTTTATGTTAAAGGCGAACCGTTTATGGGCGAGGAACTCAAAAAGGGAACAATTGATGAAATGAATCAAATCTTCCGTGCTAAAACGGGAGCAGATTTTAATTTCTTTGAAACTAACCTAGCAACAATTGCGGATAGTTACGCATATAGTATGGCTAAGGCACGGGGTCGTGAGGCGTATATTCGCCGTGCTATGGACTTTGGTGATGATGCCGTTAAGGTTATTGGTCAAACAACAAAGATGAATCCAACGCTGGTAAGCCAGTTGTCCACTGCACATAAGGCATTGTTGGATTCTAAGGCTAGTTTGGTTTCTCGTGTAAATCGTGGAACTACAAAGGCTGGCAATTTGGCTAAGGATTCTTTGTCCTCTGCTGAAGATTTGTTGGCTGGTAAAACTAGACAGAAGTTTATGACTGACCGTGAGGTTGCTGTGTTGCGTGACAACATCAGCAAGACAGAGGAGCAGTTGCTTCAGGCTATGGAGAATGCTTCTACTATGTCGGCATCGGCTCGTGAAGGTTTCTTGGAAACTCATAAAGCGATTCTTGACCAACTTCAAGTTATGAAGGCTGCTGTTGAGAATAACACAACTGAGCAGTATGCGGTTGCACAGCAGTTGCAACAGATGTATATGGCTGTTTATCCGAACGCCAAGAAAATCCCTACGGATGTTGGTCGCCTATATGAAGGCATTATGAAGGCACGAGGCGTTTCTAGCCCTAGAGAGTTGTTCCAGTTGGAATCACGCCAGCGCATGATTGCCAAGCAGATTAAGGACCTTGTTGCTAGCGGTAAAGACCCTGAGATGCTTAATGCTTTGGTTGCTGAGGAGAGGCGTTTGGCTGAACAGTCTGCTGGTTTTGTGCGTCTTGGTGACGCACGCTTGAACGCTACATATTCGGATGATGGTTTGCTGTACACAACCGCAGACCAAATTAAACCAGTTGCAGGGGACACGCCATACAAGTCGTATGACACTAAGTTGATTGACCCTCAGGCTGGTGCTGACGATGGTTCTCGTATTGGATGGCATGAGGCTGTCATGGCGGACCCTAATACTGTCGCTATTCATGCTATTCCTACTGATAAGTTGGTTGACTTGCGTGACCCCGATGGTTTCAAGTGGTTCTTCAGCGATGCCAATGCTTTTGATAACTCTGTTGCTACCGCTATGGATAATGCTGGTTTGCATGATGTTAGCGGTGTGTTCTTGGATGAGTTTAAAAACTTTAAGGCTACTGGCAAGATTGACCCATTCTTTGTGGAGCAGTATCCTGCTTTGGCAAAGATGATGCAGATTTCTGATGGTGTTGGTGGTGCTGTGTTCCCAACAAACACTGTTCCTGATGATGTTGCTTCATCTGTCTTTGACGAGATTCGCAATCTTTTTAATGGTGTCGCCGCCGATATGAACCTTGAAAACTCCGACATGGTTGGTCAGCAGATGTATCACGACATGATTGCTGGAATGATTGACAATGGTGTTGGACCAAAGCATGAAGGCTTTGTTGTTCCTAGTTCTATAATCTACGGTGCAGACAATCCTGAAGCAGTTGGGGCTTATAGTGTTCTGGTCCCGAATCATTATGATTATACGAAGGGACTGCAAAAGTCCGATTTGATGGGTAAGGCTACCTCTAAGGTGCATCTTACTAGTGAATCGGAACTTGTCCGTGCTTTGACTGATGGTGAGTTTGATTCTGTTTCTCTTGATGTGCAGAAGCAGTTGTCTATGGTGCGTGATGCTGTGCGTAACTCTAGTGAGCAGGGCGCACAGGTTGATGCGCTCAGGCGTGAGGCTGGTATTGTTGGTGGTCAGGTTAAGAACCTGAAGGATGAGGCTAGCGCACGATTGGTGCAGGCTCAACGAACCTATGACCGTTATAATGCTACTGGTCAGATTCGTTGGTCCACCGATGGTGGAACAACTTGGGTTCAGAAACCCCGTAAGCAGGCTCTTGCTGAGGTTGCACGGACAGAGAAGAAGGTTGCTTCGCTTTATAACAAGTTGGCTAACGAGATTAGTAACATTGAGTTTAGTCAGACTGCTTCGCTTCAGAAGTCTCTTGATGCGTTTGAGGAGCGTTTGCCGACTTTGTTGGATAAGGCGGCTGTGCTTGAGCGTTGGGATGAATCTACTGGTGCGGTGTTGCGTCAGGACATTGACTTGTTGCGTCAGGTGATTGCTGAGAAGCCACCTGCAGGTTCTGCTGGTGTTCAGTCACGACAGTGGATGGCTAAGGTTCAACGCACGATGGATAGTATCCCGCAGATTTCTGATGGGCGTATAGCCAAGGCGTATGAGCGTGTGACTACACAGTTGCACGCTGATGAGGCGCAGTTGGCTATGTTGGATGAAACCATTTTGTCCTCTGCTACTCAACTTGATTTGACTAAGCGTGGGTTGATGGACCCGATGATTGTTGACCATGTAGAGCGTGGCTGGAAGGCTATTGAGAATCTTGGTGTTATAGTTCCTCCTGAGATGCAGGATTTGTGGAAGCCTAATATTGAGAAACTTACCAAAGCGGCTAATCGTAATGAGTTCCTTAAGGCTCTTAATTATATGCATCGTTTGTTTAAAACTTGGGCGATGGCAACTCCTGGTTTTGGTGTTCGTAATGCCATGTCGGCTACCTTTATGAATCATGTTGCTGGTGTTGAGGCTAGTGCGATGATTGATGGTGCGAAAGCCGCTATGGCTTTCCGCAAACATGGCGGAGACAAGTGGCTTGATGCGCTTGGTCTAGTGGGCAAGGCTCGTGACGAGATGGCTATGGCGTATCGTGCAGCCGAGGCTACTGGTTCAGGTATGGCTGATGAGTTGGCTACATTAACGACTGGTTCTAATTCGCTTGCTGAGAAGTTTATCAACAACTGGTGGACCCGTTTGTGGGGCGAAAAGATGAACACACAGGTTGAACGCATGGTGCGTCTGCCTATGGCGTTGGATTCAATCCGTAAGGGATACACATATGACGCAGCCGTTGCTC